GTGTACTTGATTTACTTCAATATAATTTCCAACATACCAATCTGGCTTACCACCAACAACCCATATGCTTGAATCTGGAAAACTTTCAACAACTGATCTAATAGAATACTTTAGTTCTTCGTTGGACCCATCTTTACAAATATATACAAAATCCACTATTCCCCCATTGTAAAAATAAAAGGGGCAAGTTTTTATGTTTGCCCCCTTTATTAAAAAATAAACTACTTTTTCTTAGCAGCCTTTTTCTTTGGTGCACTCTTAACTGGAACGATTTTTCCAAGAGCATCTGAGATGGCTCCTGTATCTGGCAATACGCCAAACGCTTTATCGTTAGGATTAAGTGCTCTCAATGCAACGGGCGCTAAAGCAGCAACTAGTGCAGCCCAAAGATCTTTAGGATCTGTTACGCCAGCCATGTAGAGTGCAATTACTGAACCCAAAACGGATCTTCCGTATGAGGCTAGCATTGCCTTTGTTTTATCATTTAGTAAGTTATTCATTATTCCTCCTAGGATATAATTCGTGTTAATGTTGTAAAACCAATCCATAGACCAATAATTCCTGCGACTCCCGCAAAAACTGGTGGTGCTGGTACTGGCAATTTGAATGCAGCAAACACGACTCCGCATCCAAAACCTGTTATTGTTGATAGTAAAACGTCTTTCATTGTAAAACTTTCTCCTTTATTTTGTATGTTTCTTTTAATTCTACATATTGTTTAATAAATGGAACTATAACATGCACCTCTTCTGCAGGAACAGAGTTTATTAGTAAATGATTTATTCCATCTTGTTCAAGCATTTCAATAAATTCATTAAAACTTTCGTGAGTAAAATATTCTACATCATTTAAAACTTGTGAAACCTCTCCCTTTTTCCAAATAGGTTTTAGAGCATAATTTGTTAATAGATCAAGTTCCTCTTTAGTTTTTCTAATAATTGGAGTCATTGCTATCATAACTTCGGTATTTTTTATATCAAGTTTGATTGGTGAAGATGGTCTATCAGACCAAAAACCACGTTTGTATACATTGTAAGGAAGTATTATTTTATTTTTATATTCTTTCGCTGTATTTAAAATATAACTATTTGTCGCTGATACATAAAAATCTAACAACTTTTTATTTTTTCTATTTTCTGACATCTCGTTTAATGTTTTAATAAAATCAATCATATACTTTGATCTATCAATTGGATCTGATTTATCATTTACACCAGAAACTATTCCACCAACATTTGATTCATGATCTTTTATATATCCTGTTATAAAATTTATTTGAAGTCTATCTTCCATTATTTCATTTATTGAATCATGAATTGTATAAAGATATTGAGGGGATATTGTGTGCGGTCTGATTGCAACCAAATATTTAATTTTTTCTTCAGGCTTGATATCTTTTGCAGTTCTTACAAACATGTCTCCCTGAGTTGCATCATATGTAAACATTACACCAGAAAAATGATTTTTGTCTAAAGTAGATGCTTTTTCTAAACTATAGTTGTTGGTAAAGTGACCACCAAAATAATAAAATTTCATCTTTTTGTTTCGTAGTCTTCTGGTAAAAACTTTTTTAAGTCTTTATAAGCAATAGATATTTTTTTCATATCTTCATGCAATGGGTGCCCCTCTGACAGTGTGCTAAATTCTGAAAAATAGTTTATGCTTGGATCAACATCTTCAATAAATTTATTTAAACCTTTTTGAACATCTTCAATATAAGCAAAAGCCCAATCTCTTGAATCAGATAAAAATTTAATAAAATTTTCTTTATGTATTGTATCGTCAGATAAATGTTCATTGTTTTTTGCTTGAAGAGAAATTTGTTCTAATGCTTTATTTTTTATAAAAAGTTGTGACAATAGCAAATTACATTTTTTTAATTTATCAAAGGTAGACCAATAGGCTAATCCAAATGAAAATGTAAGTATGGCAAAAAATATAACAAATATCATTTCCATACTATCTATTGTACTCCATTCCTGATAGCGTGAGTTGCCCAATAGTATAAACATTTATCACAACATGGCTTGTTATTATTATTTTTAATATCATTATAAAACTCAGCATAGTAAATAGGATCTTTACGATACAGATTAGCCCTATGAGTAATGTTAATACGATCTATATGGGGGTTAGATGGCGTAGCCCAGAAAGGCTTCTGAGTACCCCAAATTTCGCTGCAAACAGCCTCTAGAGCCTCTATATTAGACTCATTCTTGTCTGTCTTAATACCCCTTGCTTTAGCCTCTTTAATCATGGCTTTAGCGTATGTCTTAAGTGAATGCTCTGCATTTTTCCACATCAATACTGCTGGATGATTACGCCATGCTCCAGAAGGAGATTTGCCAGAGAGTACTTTCAATATTTGATAGGCTTCTAATATCTGTTTATTTAATCTCTTATTATCTAATATTTCTGCACACCTATTGTAGTCTTTATATGGTAAAAAGGTTTGCATTATTTTACTGCTTCTCTAGTAACCAAAACAATTGCCCCATTCATTTCTAAAGCCTTTTTTACTTGAACTACATACTGCAATGCCTGTATCTTTTCATCATGAAACATTTTTATAAACTTTCTTTCATCTAATTTTATCGTAAGAAAGTGATCATTGTCAATAATTTCAACGTTAAATCCTTTTGGTGCAACTATAGAGTGAAATGCTTTACGCATATCGTTTGTATACATTTTATTTTTCCATAGTCAAAGATTCCCAGGTATTAGCCCAATGGGATTTTGTTTTATGATTGTTAAACTCTCTAGATATATCTCCACCTTCTAGATATATTCCACCCCAAACGCCCCATTCTTTACTGGAAACGCCTACTGCAAAACAGGTTTTTTTAACTGGACAAGATGCACAAATAGAATCAACTATTGGTCTTACTGCTACATCATCCTCATACTTGTCAAAAAATAAATTATTGTCAAGTCCTAAGCACGAAGACTCATCTTTCCACAAATGCTGCTTCAAGATTAATCCTTATACTTATTTGGTATATCCCAGCCATTACGATTAGGCTTGTATACTTTATGTAGATACCATTTATCATTTACTCTAATTCCAATAGGAGAGATTTTTGCCACATTTGATTCTTTTAAATCAATAACATTCCAGCCATCCCACATTAAATTTGCGTTTTTCTTTACAATTTTTTCCATTGTGTTTAAACTTCTAATAACCATATTTTTCTCCTAATATTGAAAAAGGCCAACGTCAATGTTGTTTGCCTCTGCATTTAAAACTAACTTTGATTTTAGTTGTTTTGGACGACTTAAAAAAACAAAGTAGTTTACTTGTTTGATATTTTCATTTAACCATTGAGGTGCAGTATTATAAAACTTAATCTTGCGACCTCTTGCTTTCATTCCACGTTCAGATAAGTTAGCAAACTCTGAAACAAAACTATTTACTCTTACAGGACCAACAGAGTAGATAATAAATTCGTTATCTCCATCTTTCATTTCAGATAGGGCAACGCTCATAGCACGTAAAAATACGTTATAGTCGTTAAATTCCCTGGTCCCCTGTACTGCCACTATCATTTAGTTCTACCCCTTGTTTTAAGTCATCAAGTATAGATAACATTTTAGTTAGTTCTTCTTTTGTCATATTTTCAAAATCTAATGGCTTTACAGTATCTTCATCTACTCTGCCATTAATAGCAGTAGCACTGTAAAAAACATTATCTAATGTCCAATATGCTTTTCCTTCAGTTATTATTACCCTTAACATATTTTTTTGAATATGTTTTTGAGACTGAGTAATAATTTTTGGCTTATCAAATTTTTGTTTTGGAAGAACATCCTTAATCATTTCATAAACATCACTTTGTCTATGTTTATTTTTTTTCAAGAATGTTATTCTTTTTTTATTTGATACTTTAATTATAGACCAAGAAACAAACAATGTCAAGCCTATAAGTAATAAATATTCCATATTTTACTACTTCCTTAGATCAAATGCAGTTCCTTGCCAAACCTTTTCTACTTGCTTTTTTTCTCTTTCTACAATTGCACGACTCCATGAAAAACCTGCATCTCCACCCCAAGCATCCCACATAATTCTTCCATTAGATGGAAACTCTGGGCCACTATAAAATCCCTTCCCCTTTTTATCTACTTCATGACGAGAAAAAAATGAATACATTCTTTTAACAGTACTAAGAGACATTGCTCTACCAGCAACTATATCTGTTGCTCTACCCCAGCCTACTGGAGTTCCAGCACCTGTT